TTAAACAGCCTTTTTGTACAGCATCATATCCGTATATGAGGAATTATAGTTCATGTGGGCATTGAACTCGACTTTAGTACACCGCTCAAAGGGATTACCTATCAGTTTGTTTTTCCCTATCCATTCACAAAGTTCCAGTATCGAAGACTTGTTGGAAGTAAAATACACGAAATTGTGTCCGGCAAGAACTGTCAACACATCAAGGTAATCAGACAACTTCCAACACATATTGTATGTACCGACTTCCGTGCTTAAATATGGAGGGTCTACAAGGAATACGACACCCGGCACATCCTTATATCTATCAAACACCTTCTTATAATCTTCAGACACGATGGTCAATCCATCCAGATAATCCGTCGCCGGCTGATAGTCCGCTGTCCTTACATTGTTATACAGCGTTTCTTTACGCATATCCTCAATGCTCAACTTGTACTTCATAGAAAACAGGATGGACGATGAGAGGGTGATAAAATCCACATATCCATAACACTGCTCATATTTTTGTATACAAGCAAAGACTTTGTCTCTTTTCTCTCCTGTAATAGGCTTATGGCGTGGAACGCCTGACACTATCTTTCGGAGTTCTGCCAACAGTGCATTCGTCTGTGGCACGGATTCCAGCCTCTTACGGTAGTTGTCAAAATCATTATACACTACGGTTGAGTTTGGCTTCCGGCACTTGGTGATATGTGACAACAGGCCGGAACCACCGAACAAGTCTACAAATGTTGTTCCGTCCGGATATTGTTCCAAGACTTTGATAAACTCCTTTGCGAACATCCGCTTCTGACCCACGAAGGGCAACGGCGCTGATAAATACTGCTTTCTCATTTCTGTTTTTATTTTCTCCCGGCAAAGTTCTGATTTTTCAAACAGAGCAAAGAAAGAATACAACAAATCACACTGCAACCTGTTTGCAGTCGCTTTGGAAACGCTTTATCAGGCTATACACCTTACGTTCACTCACGGAGTATTTATCCGCAAGCAAGGCTACGGTATAGGACACCTTCTCTCCCCTATCCAACATGTCTTTATATTCGACATACAGGTCTATGTATCTTGTATCTTCAAGCCTTATCCCGGCTGTCTGCAACCGTTTTAATAGCTCCCTGTTAAATTTCAGTATCTCAATTATCTTCATTCCCAATTATTTTTTGTACTTTTGCATCGTCTCACTTATTATACGCGCAATTGCGCAAACACATAAAAAAGCCATCAGCAGGCGAACGAGGGTATACGCCCCCGGTCGTGCCTACTGATGGTAACGTGTGTTTAATAGTAAGTGAGACGACTATTTAACAGGCCGGGGGCTTTTTCTATCCCTCCCCCGAACGGGATTCTTTCAGTTATTCAACCCGGTATTCCTCCAAGTCAAAAGCATCCTTTTTCTTCCACCCGTCGGCCAGCGCATCCTGAATGTGCTTTACGACTTTCGTGTAGAAGTCCGTCAGTTCCTCAAGAGTTTCAAACGTATGGTAGTGTGGTTCCGTGTCCGTTCCGAACTTGAATGTCACGGGTAACGTACTGCCTCCGGTCTGTACGGCGAGGTCGTAGGCCGACTTGTAGTTAAACTGATTTTCACTTGACAGCCATACCGGCATATCCCTATAACTGAAGCCGGAGAGAATGGCTGTATCAGTCTGTTTGTTGTACCACGCCATGACCGTGGAACGTATTTCCTCGTCTTCCGGTTTGTGACCGAACTCCTCTTCCATGTACGAGGCGTTTCCGTTCTCTCCCTGCTGCACATCCCAGCGGACGCGCCATTTGCCTTTGACCGGGTTTGTACATTCAAGCAGTTTTATTCCTGCACTTCCTTCAACTCTTTTCATGTGAATACGTATTTGGTTCTACCTTTCCCGAATGTTTCTGTCTTGATGGTGGTCTCGAACGGAAAGCCGTCCGGCAGTTCCCTCACCTGCGCAAGGATATTCTTCATTTCCTCACTGTTGGTAAAAAACTTCTTCGCCTCGCCATTTACCTCTATGGCAACTATACAACGGTCTTCGCCCTGGTCGGTCTTGATGCCAGTCTCGAAGTCCTTTACCACAATGGGGAGGTTCACCAGTTCCCGGATGCTTACGACAGTGCCGGGAAATCGCTTCTTGCCGTCCTCCGGCTTGTAAGCGACGTTCAAATCCTTAAATGATTTCATTTCTTTGCCTGTTAATTTATTAAACAACTTATTACAGTCGGCATGTTTTGCCATCCCATAAAAGGACGCTACCAGTTCACGCCGTCTTCTTCTCGATTTTACCTCGTGCATCTTACGGGCGAACTTCTGCTTGATACGCTTGCGTAGTCCGACATAATCGGGATGGATGACATAACCGAGGAAGTCGATGCCTTCCTCTATGGGGAACACCCTTTCATTGGGCTTTACCTCCAGGTCTATCATTTCCATCTGCCCGTGGATGATGTCACGAATCACCCATAGTTCCGCTTTCGTTTTACCGAGTACAAGGCCGTCATCGCAATAGCGGTAGTAATGACGGACACCGTACTTGTCTTTCAAATAATGGTCTAAAAATACAGACAGGAGCAGGTTGCCCGCCCCTTGCGAACTTCGCAGCCCGAAGCTGATACCATCCGGCAGCATGGTGACGAATCCGCCAAGTATCGTCAGCAGTTTTTCGTCCTTGAATACCCTGCGAAAACACCACATGACGAAGTCCTGGCGCACATTGTCATAGAACCGTCTGATGTCGAACTTGTAGGCATACAACGTACCTTCCGGGGCGCTTTGTATGTCCGTGCGTATGCACTTCATCAAATCGTGTGTACCACGCCCCTTGATACTCGCCCCTGTTGTCCGGATGTACCGTCTCTGCAGATGATGGTCCACAACGTTCATCACGGCGAACACCGCAATACGGTCTTTCATGGAGAGTATCTGTAGCCTGCGTTTCTTGCCGTATTCCTCGATGTCCCTCTCATGATACCCACCAAGTTGGAAAGAGCCGTCTGCCAACGAGGCTGTAAGTTCCGCAATGACCTCTTCCCTATGCTCAAGCAGATAACGGCCTTGCCTCGACCTCTTGCGCTTGGTTCCACGCAGGACAGTATCGAATGCCTCAGCCATGTTGTGGTATTCGATAATCTCCTCCATGATATGTCCTTCTCTGCGCATAGGATTCTATTTTTGTTTTATGGAAGGTTAAGGCCTTCCTTCCTCCGGGTCTGACTTCTTCGAACCGTTACCGGCCTACCAAACTCCACCCGACACGTGATTTTTCAGCTTTCCACCCATAAAGATGCTGTTGCTGAGGCTTGCCTCCCTCGGCACCGCATTGAGGACACGTCCCCTGTACTGTACGCCGATTGTTTGATTTCCAGACGCGAGCCGACATTCGTATTCGTATTCGAAGCATCGTTATTCGCATTCGCATTCGACACACCGCCATTCGCATTCGCATTGTTGTACCCGCGATAGACCACACGGCCTACTGGGAGGCTCCACCTTTTGGGCTACAAAGGTACTCACTTTTACGCTAAATCTTTGCCGACAGTCATACCAACAACAACAAAGCCGCAGAAAAGCAGCCGCCGGCAATAGTAAGCACCCAATCCGTCCAATCCCATAGGCAACCATGAAGCACGTCCTTCAGTTCCAGGCAGGATGCCGCCACCACCGCCGAATATGCAGCACCGAATGGAGACAACGCACACAAGCCCACAACCGCACCGCCGGCAAGATGTTTCCAACGGTTACTGCGTTTCAGAAAATCAAATACTCTCTTTTTCATATACATTTGTATTACAAAATTATTTTCGACCGGCTTACGCCGGTTTCTTGAACCGGGAAGAGAAGCGGCACAACAATGTTTTCGTTTTGTCGCTTCGCTCCCGCTTTGACGCTTTACGCTTACGCGGCCTCGACAAGCGCTTTGTGCGCTTCCACGCTTTCCGCCCGGACGATTTTGCCGCGGAAGGCCAGACGCGAGCCGACACGCGTATACGTACCCGAAGCATCGTAATTCGCATACGCATACGACACACCGCCATACGCATACGCATTGTCGCACCCGCGATAGACCACACGGCCTACAGAAAGACTGATAAAATACTTATCACCGTAATGTGAACTCGAAGAACCATTCACAACGCCAACGGCTATCACGTCCATGAATTTACCATGTGCCACAGCGGTTATCCATTGGTCACTTGCGGTCTTGCCTTTTACCCACCTTATACTGCCATCAGGCATCCAGATACGCCATTTGCCTGCATTTCCGCTCGTGTTAGGGACATCCACACCGTCCATCATATCATATTTGTGGCCGTAAATGTCCTCGTAGCCAAGACAGCAGATATTGTTCACCTGAACAACGGTATCCTGTCCGTATTCATCCTTCGACTTATACCACGCATACTGATGCACAAGTCCGTCAACCATCGAGTTCGTGATATTTTCCTTGATGGAATGGGCTTCTTCATACCCGATAGTGTCCGTCATGCCACGGCTTGCCGTGCCACCTGTTGTCCGGTTATTCGTATGCGAACCTGCACCGCATTGCTCCTGCATATCACGACGGCCATACTTGGCATAAGAAAGGTTGGCTATACGTGAGTGCATCAAAGCGTCTATCTGCTGCATACCACGCTGTACCGAGTAATAATGGAAATCACTCCAGCCCATGTTGGACGCAGTAGTGCCGCCTGTTATGCAAGACCGTAACTTGCTGCCGACTATACTGCTGCCGACCACGGCACACAGGTGTTCGTCATTAGCCACCCAGTCCGGTTCCATATCCTCTATCTTGTCGCTGTTGCTCAGCACCACCTTGTCAAATTCCGCCGTATTCAATATGGTGAAATGAAGTTCTGACGCACCGGCAGGAATGTCTGCTATCAGATACATACCGGCCTCAAAACGGCAGTTCAATGGTTCAACCACAACAGACTGTAGGATATTACCGGAGGAATCCGTGAATATGGCTCCTACCATATTGGAACCGGGTACAGACGGGAAACGGACACGGCGGTGGCCGGAAACATCCACACGGCAGACGGAATAGCTTGAATCCGTACTGTAAGAGACGGACAAGGTTTCCTTTCCTGTCATTATCTTCCGCCCGGCCAAGAAGCCGCCGGACACGGACTTGATGTCATCAAGAGTGACAACATCGGCCGACGGCCTTACAGGTTCATGGTCACGGTCGTTACTGCTGTAGCAGGAGTAATGCTTTCCTTTCAGGTAGTCATTGATGCCCTTGCTCCAGAAGAAAGGCTCATACATCATCAAGTCGCCTTCCGTGCCATCCAGCTTGGCCGCGCTGCCGTCAGCATACTTGGTGCTGTCCGCATCGTCCAATGGGCAGTAGGTCATTTCCCCGTCAAGGTTATTGACCATCGTATCAACATTGGCCATATTGACATTGCGAGTTGTAGCCTTTTTCGTAACCTTGGCCAACACGCGGTGGCGTTGTTTCAGAATGGCGGATATATGGCCGTTGGGAACGTATGCATTGCCGTATTTATAGCCGGTCCGGTTGTCAAGGTTGCTCACGTTCGCATCATCTGCAGCATTGTCATCAAACTCTATCATCGTGTACTCCGGCTGGATGATGTTCAGTTCCGGATAATGCTTCCTATATGCGTTGTATGTATCCTCATCCACATAACGGGTCAGCCGGTATGTACCGACAAAAGCGCAGGTATCGGTATAGTTGCCGCCGGCATCGACACCGCCGGTCTCCATGTACTGTTCAAGCAACGTCCCGTCACCTTCCATGTCTATACCGGTAACACGTACATGCTGCACGTTGGCACACTTCGAAATAAGGGTCTGCCAGTCAAGGCCGGGGCGGCCGGAAAACACGAACGTAGATATATTTTTGTAACTCCCGACGGACAGTCCGTCCTGAGTCAATGACGAGAGGTATTCCAGTTTCAATGTCGTAAGGGTGTCCGGCAAATAAGCCTCTGTCAATGGAGCGCCATGCGCAAAGTTCACACTCTCCACCTGCACGCCTCTCGCATCCAAATACTCCAGTTTTGTCTGGTTGCTGAAATCAAGTTCCTTGGATGTGCTGCTGCCGGTCTTTGCCTGTGCCTGGTTGCGCAGATTGATTTTCTGCAGTGACTTGCAGGCACTCAGCACAAGCCACCATCCGGTGGAGCCTTTAACCTTTGATTCCATATTCAGCTCACGCAGCACACCGCACTTTCCAAGGTCAAAGCCGTTTTTCAGATGGTCGGCCGCCCCTGTCATGTCAAGCACTTTCATGCGGCTCGCGCCATACAGGCGCAAGGGGTCATTCACGGTGTATGCTCCGGACACGTCCAAAGATGCAGTCTCGTCCTCATGTACGATTCCGGTATTGGCGATGTTGGGCGAGTTGTTCGTGCCATAGCCGAAGGCATACACTTCGTTGGCCGTAATCTTCACCACATCTGCAGCATCGGCCGCAGAGCGGGACATGTACAAATCCACGTTGTCACTCGTAAAGTTGCTCGTGCCGTACTTGGCGTCAAGCAAAGCGAAACGGTTTCTGATGAAGTACTCGCGGTGCGCGGCGTTAGAACCTTGCAGGGCGTAAATATAGGGCCATACCTTGCCGTACATTTGCTGCACGGCAGGACGGATGTACTTTATCTCGCCTGACTTGTTGAAGGCACGGTCACTCCAATTGCCGGCCTGTTCCGTATTGAACATCTCCAGGACACGCTCGTTGGTCATCACGGCGCGGAGGTTCGCGGCACAGCGTCTGAGGTCGTCGCCGAGGTTGGCCAGCACAAGATTCCACAGCCAGCTCTCGCGGCCTTCAAAGGCGTACTTGCTCGCCTCGGCGTCGTAGGTGTCACGGTCCGTGGTGTAGGTGTACACAAGGAAGCAGTCGTTGCGCTTGCCCATCTGCGTGTCGCCGTCATAGTAGGTGATATACCATTTCAAACCGTCCCACGTTCGCAGCATCATGTTCTTGGCCCTCTGGTCCACGGCGAGGTAATAGTCCGTCCACAGGTAGTAGGTCAGAAGGAAGTCCTTGTCGAAGTACCGGTCTATTTCGTCCTTAAACTTCTGGCTCACAAAAGAGGATATGTCATTTGAACTTGCACCCGCAGGAACACAGGCCCTTATCCAGGCGAACAGGCGTGTCACGGCATTCTGCTGGGCTTCCGTCAGTCCTGCCCATTTGACATCATCAGGGTAGTTCGTCTCCATGCCCTCGTCGAATATGCCGGGTATCTCCGCATCGCTCGAAGACTGGAACAGACACATTTTCGCGCCGTTGTTCAGCATCTCGAACGTCATGGGCATTGCCGCTGTGAAGCCCTCGACACCGGTCATGCCGAACAGGTCTTCGCTTTTCGACTTCTCGTTGTTGAAGTTATACTGTCCGTAATACTCGCTTTCCCCGTCAACGATCTCTGCACAGAATATGTCTATCGGGAAACCGTCTATCGAAGAACGGACACTTACGGCATTGAGATTCCCGGTCAACTGGAATTGATGCTTCTGTGGAGGAGTAAGCAGGCCGAGTTCTTTCAGGATGTCGTTAAAGAGCTTTGCGCCGCCCGTGTTCATGCTCATGGACGAGTCCGAGTAATCCGACTTCATCGTAAACAGATTCATCGGGACGGCCCCCGGACGCATACGGTATTTGTTCTTGCCCAGCGGGTCTGCTACCCCGTTCACGCTGAGCGCAAGGTTCTCGCCGCCCTTGTTGAAGTATATGCGGATGTTCTTGGACGGATACTTGGTCGACGAGGTGCCCTGGATGCGGATGTTGCAGTCCGTCAGAACGAAATCATACTCCTTGCCGAACGGGGAATAGAAGTATATGTCGGCCTTGAAGTCCGTCTTCTTGTTGTTCTCGGCATACACGTCATCCAGTTTGTTGGGCCGCACGATGCGCAGCACGCCCTTGCCTTTGGCACGTATCTTGTCAATATCCACGTCTCCGGTATCCCCCAGGATGTCGTTCTCTTCGTACAGTTCAATCATACCATTGGAGGTATCCGCATCCACAATGCGGTTTTCAAGTTCCTCGTCATCGGATATGGCACGGCTGTATATACGTATGTTGCGCACCTCGACGTCCGCTTCCGAACTGTCAATGACAATGTTCTGCGGCACGTCCTGGGCGAAGTTGAACGAGGAGTCGTAGATGTCGGCCCCTGTCCGGTTGCCGTCCACATAGATGTGCATCAGACGGTTTTCGTCACGTGTGGATATGACAAGGGCTATCTTTATCCACTTGTCGGAGACGTAGTTCGTACCCAGTTTGATTTCACGGGTAACGAGTTCGTCATCCTCATTGGTGTAGTCCACGGACTGGCCGGTCTTGAAACTCGCGTTCTCGGCCGTGATTAACAATCCCTTGCCGTTATTGATGCAGCTCACCACGCTTGCCGCACGGTTCATCACGTTGCTGACCTTGATTGTCATCTCTATGGTCAGCCCCGTGGATTTCACGTCCGTGGCAAACGGCTTGTAGCCGATGGTGGCCTTTGCGCCGTTGGTAAGCCTCAGGCTCTCCCCCGTCCATCCGTTGCTGCTCCAGTCAAAGCCATCAAACGTTGTCTTTATGCCGTTAGAATCCCATTTGGCAGGGTCGCCTTCGGTGTTGCTCCGCCCCGCAGCGTCAAACTTGGCGAGCAGGCCGTATGTGGCCTCCGATATGTCAAGGTTGCTCTCCGACACGTCAATACTTAACGTGTATTCCGTATCCCCGACCTTCAGCGTAAGGGTGTTTGTCCCCTGTGAAGCGAACCGGTTGGTATATGTCTGCATGGAGCGCGGGGCATTGATGGTACTTGCCTGTTTGCCGTTAAGATACACGTCTACGTGTGCCGGAGTCCCGTCCGGGTCGTATGCGATGAAGTTGAAGCTCATCTGGTCGTACTGTGCGGCATGGATTGTCGGCATTAGGTGGTTTGTCGTCTGTATCGTACCCGATGTGTCGGTATACTTTATGCCCACGAAAGGAACATCCAGCCCCGCCTTCAGTATGTCTATATAGATACTGTCACTCCTCAGGCCGTTACGTTCCGCGACCAGTTGTACGGTATGCCGTCCTGCATTCAGCGAAAAGCCGGAAATGGAGAACGAGCCATTCACCGTGCCGCTCTTGTTTATGGTCTGCGACACCGGGATGTCAGCCCCGTCCAAATACATGGACACGTCTTTCGTTCCGCTGCCAGTAATGGTGAATGGTATCTCTATCGTATCGGTGTCCTTGTAACCGCCGTCAGCGATGGTGGCGGCAAGGTTGTAGGCACTCGTAAGCGAGAGCGTTATTACGTTTATGCTCGTATATGCCTGTTTAGTCTGTCTTGTGCCGTCCTCCGTTGTGGCTTCCGCCCTCACGTACACATCGGTCGTACCGACAAGCAAGTAGTCGCTTATGTCAAGCGTATAGGTTCCTGCGCTCATGCCTTTCAATGTCTGCTGGTACGTGGTGGTCGTACCACGGCTTACGGTAATGGTTATGTCCGCTTTGATACCCGTAGCATCACCTTCCGAATTAACGTGGCTGTATGAATAGGTGAGTTCTGCCGTGCCGCCCTCCTTGACCTGCGCCTTGTCAAGGGCTGCCGTAAGGATGATGCGGCTCGCCGTGGAACCTCCGCCGCCTCCGCCTGTAAATTCGGCGGACGCGATTATCCCGCCCTGCTTGTTCAGGATGTTCAGCGTGTTCTTGTCTCCGTCAGGTATCACCTCGACGCCACCCACCGCCGCATCACTGATTTCATTCATCTTCTGTGCCACGGCCGCGTTCTGTACGGGATTGGTACTTTCTGAGTCAAGGCTCTCATCAACCTGTATCTGGTCTATCACAAGTGCCACATTACCGTCGGAATCCGGATTTATCGTCTTTCCATTAAGCGTGACTGACTTGATTTTGCCGCCTCCGTATTCTTCCCAGCTTGCAGGTATGAGGAAGTTATTGATGTCGTTGGATATGAATCGGTAGTCCTCCCATTCACCTGCGGACTTCTCGAATGTGAGAATCATGCCGGGTTTGTCCTCATCCTTGATGTCCGCATCGGCAAGTGCCGCAATGGCCGTTTCCTTGGTGTAGTAACCGCTCGCGGGCGGCTGCTCGCCGGTGACATTGTAGAATCCGCTGCCGGAACCTCCGCCACTGAACTCTGCAAGTTCTTCCTTGTCTGCGTCCCATATATACGCTGTACCGCCAAGAAGATACAGTTTGTCTTTCAGGAGTTCTGTCCTTTCCTTTGACATATACAGGTCTGCAGTAGACCAATTATTATACAGGCTTGGTATTGCTCCACCGGAAATACGCCCGGATACCATCCCTCCACTACTGTAGCCAAAAACTTTCTTGGAACGTACATACAACACCCGGCCGTCTGTTCCTGCTACGCTCTGCAGCTTCATTTCCGCGTCATCCACAATCCCGTCAAAACGGGCTATGGCTCCACTCAAGGCAAGGTTGCATTTCGTGTCCACCACGCCATACATCATCTCACGGTCGGCATTCTCCTTGTCTATGCGTTTTCCGAGTGCCGTGTCAGCAGATTCACGGCTCTTGGCCTCTTCTGAAATGCTATTCTGAAGCTCCTCACAGGCTGACACACGCTCCGCACGTTCTTTTTCTATATTCTTCTCCAGTATCTTGTCGGCATTGTTACGGCTGGTCTCCTCAATGTCTATGTTCCCCTGGAGGGTTCCTGTCGTATCATTGACATACTTTGTCAAGGCACCTATCTTATTGGACAACGTGTCGTCTGCGTTTTTCCGTGCCTCACTCTCCTCCTCTATTTTTTCTTTCAATTCGTAGATACTGCCCATATTGCCCATCAGACGCCAGCCGGGCTTCTGCCAGGCGTAGATATTGCCGTTTTCCGGGGAGGTCGCATTGTCTGTGTCGTACACACTCACAAGCTGCCCGTAACGTAAAGCCTTGCCGTTCGTGCCCACGGGGTCCGTATCCGCCTCCATGACGGCCTTTGTCTTGTACACCTTGCGTATGCCCAGACCATCGGCACTCTGTTCCATATCGGCTATGTAGGCCAATGTATCAGCATGAAGTCCCCCGACTTCCTCTGGGCTGATACTTCCTGTCTGCGTCTTTTTCCGCAACGCATCGGCACGTTTCTGAAGATTATATATCGTTTCCATAATGCTTATTATTTCGGAATTTCAAAAATCATTTTAACCGGCACATCCGCTGCACTCCGTGCATCATCAAAAGGCAGCTGCACATCCAAATATACATTTCCTTCGAATCCATAAATCCGGCATCCACGGACACCGTTCTCGGTTTGTACGCATGCCATACCAGAAGAATAAAAATACTGGAGAAATGTATTGTCCGTATAAAACAGGAGGATACCTCCTGATATATCCTTATAATCCGTGCTTCTTATATTTATCTGGACACGATAACAGTCGTCCATTTCCTTATATCTTACAATACCCTTATAACCATTGAAAAAGCTCACACTGACATCCTTCCACACTCTTACCTGATAACCTATGAGTTCCTGTATATAGTCACAGATGTCTTTTAAGCCGTATAGCTTAAAATAAACTGCAGCACCCGTCGGATTACCGCTGATATATCCCTCACGGCATACCGCACATGCACGCTGCTTGCCATCGTCAAAGATGCGTTTGTCATTGTCCGTCTCACGGATGCACAACCATAAATCATCTTTTGATTCAACATCATAGACAACCGTTTCTCCCCACGATACAAAATCTCCGTTGACAAATGCGCTGCCTTCATTCACCTTTATCACGAACTCACCGGCATCATCCTCCGTATAACTGTAATAAGGCCTTTCCAATAGCATCGTGCTCTGCCCACGGCTTATTGCGGACAGCAGATATTCTGCGGCTGACTTACTGTTGTCCTGCAACAATTTGAGGTCGTCCAAATAAACAGGCTGACCGCCTTCACTGAATTTCATTCTATTCATAGTCGTACAATTCTATGCCGAACGTCCGCCCGGCTGGTTTATATATGTTCAGGATATTTTTTATCACGCGATAGTGGCGCCAGCCGTATTTGTCTGCTGACTTGCTCTCCGTAGAAGTACAGAGAAATGTCGGAACTCTTACCGTGAAGTTCACACGCTGGCGGGTTTCACCTTTGAGCAGCACCATGTAGCCGGTTCCTTCCTGAAACGTATGGAATATACGGGGCTTTTCCTCTTTTTTTCAGATAGAAAGCCGGAAGTCTCTTCTCCGTCGGTGTCTCTATGCGTATCTGTCCGTCTGTCAGACAGAACGCATCGTTTAAGGCTTTCTCAAGATACTGTACGTTGCCCGTGATTGACAATTTGGAATCCGTCCCATCTTTCATAGTCAGAAATGACTCATGGATATACCGCAATGGCACTATAAGAACACGCAGAAAAGACACAAGAAAACGGCTGCGCAGAAGCGGCGGAAGCATCTGCACCACAAATTTCACAAAATCAATCTCGTACCACATAGCTCAACGTATTCGGCAGGCCGTCCGCAACATAGCTTCCACTCATACCCGCATAGTTATTACCCGTAACCTCCATCCAATCGGAACCGTCTGAATTCCTGTAATAGCATATACCAAGTTCAACGTCCTCCACGCCTTCCACACGCTGAATGGCATCTACCAGCCGGGTCTTGTTGAACGTACCGCCATAGACAATACTTTTCAAATGACCTGCAATGGCATCCTCAACCGGCTTGCTGCCGTCACGTAACAAACGGCCTTGCTCATCAAAGACCAAAGGGTCGGCAGTTACAGTCGCATGTATCATCAGACGGTCGCTCTCACGGCTGCTGATGTTCAGTATCACGCCTGCCACTTTCACCCGATTCATGTATTCCTTGAACACGGCCAGCACATCACCTGCAAGTGCTGAAGGACAGCCACCCGTATCGCCGCTCACCAGTATCTGCACGTTCGTCCCCATATCCCGCACAGCGGCATATTTCACCACCTGCTTGCTCTCATCTGTCACAGCATACTCATACTGGAAGGTCTGCTCGTTCAGCACAAGCGAATCACCCCATTGGAAGGCAAGTGCCATCTTATGATACCACGGAACACTTGCGACTACCGCCTTCGAGATTTTATTCTCGACATCTGTTTTGTGTTGCTCAAATATCATCTCCAATACATGGTAACAGGCGGCCAGTATGAAGAACAGGATATTCTCAAGGCTCACACTGGAGAAACTTCCACCGAATGTGTCACGCTCGCTCAGCCCGTACTTCTCCCGGATAGTTTCGTCCGCCATGAAAGCATCCGTCATGGTTTTCTTTATTTCCGCTACACTCCTTGCCATACGCTTTTATTTGAATGTTTCCTTAAACTCTTCACCGAATATCCTCAGACGGAAGCCGCTTTGGTCACGGGCGGTTGCCGGTGACACGTCATTGTCCCTGCAGTAATTCTGCATCGTCCTGTTCCACACAACGTCAGGCATCATGAGTTCCATGCCGGCTTGGGGTACTTCCGTCATACTGATACCGTTCTTATGCGCAATGGCTATCATGGCTTCCCAGGAACCGAATTCCTGCACAGCCACATCGGCCAAAGTCTGTCCGTCTTTGATAATCTGTTTCATCGTGTCACTTTTGAGATGATGAATCCACAGGCAAAAAGGAGTATGAGCAACCCTGTAAACCATAGCCACCGGTATGTGTTTTTGACTGTTTTCTGAGTACTTTCCCGGATTGTCGTGCTTGAAGTGTCTGTTTCCGCCTGAGACTGTTTCTTTACTTGTTCCGTTGCTGTCTGCCGGTTACTTCCGTTTCTGTTTGCCTTGCTGGTACCCTTTCCCAGATAACGTTCTTTTGTGTATTCACTGTCCTTAAACAGGATACGGCCGCAGGAATCCGTGACTATGCGTTCCCAGAACTTCTCTACAAGGCTGTCCTTTTCAGACGTCTGCAAAGTCTGTTCAGCAGAACTGTCACACTCAAGACGCTCGCCAAGGCACATTTCAGTCTTCGTTTCGGTCATGCCCGTCCGGGCATTCTCCTTATGGATTTCACTCACCTTCTCCTTTGTCTTACAGCCGGGCAGGGAAAGGACGAATCCGGACATCAGCAGGACACACATGATTTTAACAATCCTCTTCATGGTCAAATCTCCTTATATTCTGTTTTGGCGTCAAAGCAAGGGCAGGCCTTAATCCACTCGCACTTCTCTATCTTTCCGTTCTTGTTCAAGTCCGGACTGAAGTCACGATGGCCCTGTATGACGGCATTGGGATATTTTTTCCGTAATAACTTCAGCAGCGACACCAGCGACTTTTTCTGCTCATCGCTCCGTGTGTCCAGGTTGTTTAATCCGCCGGTATAGGCTATGTTTATACATACGCTATTATAGCCACGGACACCGTTGCTGACCTTGCCCTCGTCAAGCATCTGGTGTATCTTGCCGTCAACGGTCACCACATAGTGGTAGCCGGGATTCTTCCATCCGTTCTTCCTGAAGATTGCTTCAAGGTCTCTTACCGTCTGCTTTGGATTTCCTGCCGTGCAGTGGACGGCAATATATTTAATGTTTCTTCCCATCGTCACACATCATTTGAAGGGTGTCCTCCACTTCACCCGGTTCTATATTCAGTTTTCTCGCAATCTCGCCCACAAGTGCCTTCTTCAGAAGTTGAAGGAACGGCATCCGGGGAAAGCATATCAGCATACTCGCACTGGCACTCCATAGTTCCACCAACACGATACAGGCGCAGATGACACCCGTTGTAAGTCCTCCTCCCACACCCAGCAGCCGGTCAATGCCTATGAAACTCAATACGGCACAGCCATACACCGCCAGTTTCACCAGTGTGTCACGCGCCAGTTCACTCAATGCGAAGTTGCCCTGCTTCAGACTGGAGGCTATGCCCCAAGCCCCGTCCATCACGACCGCCATCACGGCAATGTTCACCATCATGCCGTAGCCGGTCACATAGTCCACCACGACCATAATAAGGCAGAGTATCCATCCCCACACCGTGGAAAGAACCTCGCCAAGTCTTTCAAAGAAATTTCCAATCATATTTTTTGTTTTTAATAAGTTGCTTCTATCTGTATGCCCGTATGGGTGATTTTCACGCTTCCGACACGCTGTCCGTCCATTTCCAGTTGCTCTTTTATGGCCGTCCGCCAGTATATCGGGTCATTATCCAACAACATGTCACTGATGCCGACACCCACCGCCGGACGTTCTTTCAGTTCCCCTTTATGCAGGGTAAGGATAAGGGCCTGGTTCTGCCGCAGAATATCATCTACGGCCAGTGTCCCGTTCCTGACAACAGGCTCAAGGTATTGCCCGTCAGCTGCGCCCCATGTCAGTTGTATTCCTTTCATACTACTCAGTGCTTGATAGTTTCATCCTCGTAATCACTTTTATTGAATGAGGGGGCTGCCGCTCCTGGCTTTACGGTCGTAAAAGTTCCACCGGGATGGGACACCGTAACATTATGCGTGTGCTTGTTGAATGTGTCCACAAGTTCGTTTATCTTATCCGTCAGCTGCTCTATATTTATCAGACCGCCCAGTTTGCCGCCATTGATGACGATTGTTTCTATATGGTCCACCTGCAGGACCACAAGCTGGGAAAGGTCACCGCTCAAGCTGCCGACCGTCACTGCAGTACCCACTTTCGGAGTTACAAGCATCCAGCCGTCATCATCCAGTTCCGATGCCTTCAAACGTACATCGGGAATGATGATATTGCCTATCTCCACCTCACAAAGCTGTCCGGTTACAGATTTTACGACACCCTGGTAAATGGAGATTTTCTCCCCACCGACGGCCTGTTTCAGGTACTCCCTCAATTTGCTATGCTCGTTCATGCCTCAACTTAATCTGAATCCTAAATCAATTTTTCGTTTGCCTCCCTCTTTGGAGAACTCTGTTGTCACACTCGTCACGAAATACGTTCCGTCCTTATACGGATAGTCCTTGTCCCTTAGCGTTACGCTGTCCGCAGGACGGCACATCGGTATCAGCCAGCCTGTAATGCTGCCCTCGTAGCCGTCAAAGGTGCGCCGCTTCACTTCCAGTTCTCCCCTGGCCTTCAT